GCATCAAGAAAAGAGAAAAAACTCTATCAATCTTGCCACATTCTGCATAAGCAAGGAAAATATTTTATAGTTCATTTCAAAGAACTGTTTGCATTAGATGGTAAACATGCTAATCTTACAATCAACGATGTACAACGACGTAATCGCATTACTCGTTTACTGGCTGATTGGGGACTTATCTCAATAGTCAAAGAGGATTCTTGTGTTGATATTGCACCACTAAATCAAATAAAAGTTTTATCTTACAAGGATAAAGGAGATTGGATTCTCGAACAGAAGTATAATATAGGGAAAAAAGGAAAAACAACTGAGACAGAATAATTGAAAAAATTTATCTTTGATGTTGACGGCACATTGACCCCAAGTCGTCAACAAATGGACTTCGAGTTTATGTGTTTTATGATTAAATTTTGCTGTACCTATGATGTGTATCTTGTTACTGGTAGTGACAGAGCAAAGACCGTTGAACAGGTAGGTCTTGATGTTTACAATAGATCAATCAGAGTATACAACTGTTCTGGTGCAGATGTGTATGAGAAAGATGTAAATGTTTACAAATCTGATTGGAAGATTTCAGATGAAGTAAAAAAATTTTTACGAGATGAATTAGATTACAGCCAATTTCCAGTTCGTTGCGGTAATCACATTGAAGAGAGACCGGGCGGTATAAATTTTAGTATCTTAGGACGTGGAGAAGGTATAAACTTAGCAGACAGAGAAGAGTACGTTAAGTGGGATAGAAACACAGGAGAAAGAATATTAATAGCAGATAGAATAAAAAATCAATTTCCAAATCTCAATGTTCAGATAGGAGGTCAAACAGGACTTGACATATCTGATAATGATAAAAGTCAAATACTTAGGGATTTCAATATAGATGATGACATACATTTTTTTGGTGACATGATGCAAAAAGGACAAAATGATTATCCTTTAGCAGTGGCTGTTGACAAGGCAGGAGGAACAAACTATACTGTTAATAGTTGGCAAGAAACTTACAAAAAACTAAAAGACTTGACACCTAAATAATGTATGCTATAATGATAGCAACAGTCAGTAACAGAACTTAGTTTCGCACCCTACTGATTGGTACTTACGCAACTTAGTTTGCAATCCAAAACGTACTACAAAAAAAATGAAAAACACAAAAACGTCCGTGTCTGACGTAGAGACACATATGGAGTGGAGACTCGCAGCAGCATCTTGCACTGAAACTGAAGGTAATCCTTTTAAGTTAGATGAAACAGTTCTAGAGAGAACAAAAGTAGCAGCACCACCTCTTCATGAAACAGCAATTTGGAAAAAAGGTATTCCGGATGATGCTTGGGAATATCATGGAAGATATTTAATACATGACACTTTTGTTCGCTATCATAACGCAGAACAACCAAGAGAAAAAAGTAATGAGGTCGATCAAGTTAATGAACTTGTAAATGATTTTGAAGTTTATGGGTATCGTGAAGATGCACAACCACCAATTTGTGTTCCTGATACTACAAGCAATGATCCATCCGATCTTAAAGGACTTTCTGGATATCACAGAAAAGCTGCTAGAAATAACTTACCAATTAAACAGAAAGTATACTACTATGATGTATATACTTTTGATAGTCCTTATTGGGAGAGAGTTGCAAGAAACGTAACTAATCATCATGGAAACCCACAACTAAAACAAAAATGGACAGACTATAAAAGTGAAGTAATTAATGCAGTTCGTGACAATATTGTTCCAAAAGAAGAAGATGCAATTAGTTCTTTTGTTGACTTAATCGCAGCGGATAAACCTGCATCTACAAGAAAGAAAATCAAAGCACATGCTTTTAAATCATGTGATGTTTATCCCAATTTCACTACATATAATCCTAAAGGAACTGGTACCGGAACAATACATGAGTTTGTTTGCACTAAATTGGGTTTACCTAAAATGGGATTTGAAGGTAGAACTGAGAAAGTTGATGGAGTAGAGGCTGCTGCTATTAAAGAGCAGGGATACATTCTCTATGCTTCTGATAAAGGTGATGCATTAAGAGCATGGGGATCTGGAATCAACAAGGCAATGAGATGGGGTGTTAACACATGGATGTTTGGTTACTCTAATAAAAGAGTTAATGATCTTATTGCATGGAGAGAAAACTTTATCGAAGAGTTTGAAGCATATAAAGAGAACTACTTACTATTCTGTCATCAAATGGCTAAATCTTGGGTAGGTGATGAATGCTCAGATGAATTTAATGATCTTGATGCTACTGATCTAACTTCAAGTATTGATGAAGAATCATTCCCTATTAAGTTAGCAGGATTTTTCCCACAACACACATCAAGAAATGTCAACGATGGTGGTAGACCCACAGAGATTGGACTTGTAGATGTGTACGGTAAAACGATCCAATTTAATCCAAATGGAGATTGTTTGACACTAACACAACCTTAACCGAACATAAATTGAGGGGTTTACACACCCCTCTTTTTTTATGGTTTGATATAATTAGTAGTGTCGCCGTAAGGGACACAATTCACACTCGCTTATTAAAGGAGAACTATGACAAACATTTATAGAGCTAAAGATTTAGCAGAACTGTTTGATAAAATAACAACAAACAGCATTGGTTTAGATAGAACCATACAGAATTTTTGGGAAAGTACAAACGTAACATACCCACCATTTAATATAATTCAAGAAAACAATCACGAATCCACTTTAGAGATTGCACTCGCAGGATTCAAAAAGAAAGAAGTTAAAGTTTACACAGAGCACGGTAAACTAATTGTCGAAGGAAAGAAAGACGAAAAGAAAGAAAATGAATATGTTCATCGTGGCATGGCTCAAAGATCATTCAAAAGAGAATGGCAACTCACTGATGATGTAGAGATTAAAGAAGTTACATTTGAAGATGGTCTTCTTTCAATCAATCTTGGTAAGGTAGTTCCAGAGCATCATGCTCGTAAAGATTACCTCTAAATACAATTGAGTTCGAGATGGAACTTGGGGATCTTGACGATCCCCTTTTTTATGTTATAATACTATGAGAGCACAAAACAAATGACAGTCAAAATTCTATTATTGAAATCTGGTGAGGATGTCGTTGCAGATGTTAAAGAGATGGTGTCACCTGATGATAAAGTCATTGGTTACTTTCTTACAAAACCATGCGTAATTAAGTTGATTCCAAAATCAGAGGAGAAGGAAACTTCAATATCGATGTATCCATGGATGCCTCTTGCAAAAGAAAAAGATATTCCACTACCAACTGATTGGGTAGTCACAATGGTCACACCCATTGAAAAAGTAGACACAATGTACAAAGAGGATGTTTTAAATGGACAAACCACCGATCAAGTTAATAATCCTGATGAATCAACAGAAGTTGATATCACAGATTGAAGAAATTGGTGCTGATATAGGCCAACCTGATTGCAAACTAACAGAACCATTTATTGTTGGATCTGATAATACTATTAGTCCTTGGTTAGTTGATGTCACCAGTGAAAATGTTTTTATGTTATCATCAGATAAGATTTTAACTCTCGCTGATCCTAAATCTACCTTACTGGAAAAATATCAAGATTTACTTAAATGATTGATTATCAAATTACAGATGTTGTTGATCATTCCGTTATGAAATTGGATGTGTTAGATTTAATTAGTAACATGCCAAGCACTGAAATTGAAACTAGAGGTTATTTTGGTAAACACAAATCGGTCATAAGTAATTCTAATTGGGATGATTATACTGAAATAAAATCTGAAATATGGCCTTTCTTCCTTACTCCAAATGATCAGAAAAAATATTTTGACTCGATAGAAAACAAATTTCCCGATAGGAGATGGGATAATTGGGTGGTTGAACCAAGTTGGTTTAATCAATACTATGCTAATTCTGGATCAGAGCACCCTTGGCACCACCATGCATTAAATGCAAGAGAACCTTATCAAAAAGATGTTTGTCAAAATTTTACAAACATCTATTATGTTGAATTAGATGACAAATCACTTACTACTATTTTAAAAGATCCTGACACAGATGAAGAAATAATACCAGATGTAAAGGAGGGACAGATATTAACCTTTGGTGCTGATATACTACATAAGTCTCCTAGAAATTTTACCAATACTAGAAAGACTGTTATTTCTTTTAACGTTGAGTTTAGATAATGCGTTTTTATACTAATGTTCAATTGATTGGTAATCAGTTTCTGGTTCGTGGTGTTGAGAATGGAAAAAGATATGAACACAGAGATGAGTTCTTTCCTACTCTCTTTGTTAGATCAAAAAAGAAAACAAAATATAAAACATTAAATGGTATTCCTGTTGATGCCATCAAGCCTGGAACTGTAAGAGAGTGTCGTGATTTTTTTAAGAAGTATGATGAAGTAGAAGGGTTTGAGATATATGGAAATGATCGTTATATCTATCAATACATATCAGAAAAATATCCAGAAGATGAAGTCAAGTTTGATATTAGTCAAATTAAATTAGTTACACTTGATATTGAGGTATCATCAGAACAAGGTTTTCCTGATGTTGAATCTTGTAGTGAAGAAATACTTGCGATCACAATACAAGATTATACAACAAAAGAGATTATTACTTGGGGTATGAAACCATTTAATAATACACAAAAGAATGTAACATATCATTGCTGTAATACAGAAGAGAATTTACTTCGCACATTTATTAATCATTGGATGCAAGATGTTCCTGATGTTGTTACTGGATGGAATATACAATTATATGATATACCTTACATCGCAAAGAGAATCAATCGTGTTCTTGGCGATAAGTTAATGAAAAGATTATCCCCATGGGGTCTTGTATCCGAAGGAGAAGTTTATATCAATGGAAGAAAGAATACTACATTTGATATTGGTGGTGTGACTCAACTTGACTACTTAGATCTCTATAAGAAGTTTACATACAAGGCACAAGAGTCATATCGTTTGGATTATATTGCAAGCGTTGAACTTGGTCAAAAGAAACTTGATCACTCTGAGTTTGATACTTTCAAAGATTTTTATACAAAAGGATGGCAGAAGTTTATTGAATACAACATCATTGACGTGGAACTTGTTGACCGTTTGGAAGACAAGATGAAGTTGATTGAACTTGCATTGACCATGGCCTATGATGCTAAAGTCAACTACAATGATGTTTTCTATCAGGTAAGAATGTGGGATACGATTATCTACAATTATCTCAAGAAACGCAACATTGTGATTCCCCCAAAGAATCGATCATCAAAAGCAGAAAAATATGCAGGTGCATATGTGAAAGAACCGATTCCGGGAAAGTATGATTGGGTTGTATCTTTTGACTTGAATAGTCTATATCCACACTTAATCATGCAGTACAATATATCTCCAGAAACTCTTGTTGAGACAAGACACCCATCAGTTACTGTTGATAAGATACTTAATCAGGAACTGACATTTGAAATGTATAAAGACAATGCTGTCTGTGCAAATGGTGCAATGTTCCGTAAAGATGTTCGTGGATTCTTACCAGAGTTGATGGATAAGATGTACGGAGATCGTGTGGTCTTCAAAAAGAAAATGATTGAGGCAAAGAAAGCTTATGAAAAGACACCGACAAAGGCATTGGAGAAAGAAATTGCAAGATGTAACAACATTCAAATGGCAAAGAAGATTTCTCTTAACTCTGCCTATGGTGCGATTGGTAATCAATACTTCCGCTATTATAAATTAGAAAACGCGGAAGCAATTACTTTATCTGGTCAGGTTTCTATTCGTTGGATAGAGAACCGTATGAACTCTTATCTAAACAAAATACTAAAAACGGAGGATGTTGATTATGTTATTGCAAGTGATACTGATAGTATCTATCTCAATCTGGGTGATTTGGTCGATAGGGTATACGAAGGCAGAGAAAAGGATGCTGCGAGCATTGTGTCGTTCCTTAATAAGGTGTGTGAAGTGGAATTTGAAAAGTATATTGAGAGTTCTTACCAAACGTTGGCCTCGTACGTAAATGCCTATGATCAAAAGATGTTTATGAAGAGAGAGAACATCGCTGATCGTGGTATCTGGACAGCAAAGAAAAGATATATTCTAAACGTATGGGATAGTGAAGGTGTGAGATATGAAGAACCCAAACTGAAGATGATGGGCATTGAGGCAGTTAAGTCATCAACTCCTGCACCATGTCGTAAAATGATTAAGGATGCGTTGAAGATTATGATGAATGGTTCTGAAGATGATATGATTGATTATATCGATACTTGTCGCAAGGAGTTTAAGAAGTTGCCACCAGAAGAGATTGCTTTTCCTCGCACTGCATCTGATGTTGTTAAATACAAAGCTCACTCTACAATCTATGCAAAAGGAACTCCTATACATATA